TCTGACCCTAGAGGTATTTACGGCTCACCAGGAGCGTAATAACATTAGAGATGAGGCCGCCTCAAAACGGCCTCATTTCGTTTATAAAGTAGAAATATGAAAAACTTCCGAATACAGATTCGATACCATGGCTATTATGCTAATTTTAATGTAATGGCTGAAGATAGTAAGGAAGGGATTGAAAAATCAATCCTTGACAAGCTAGGACAAAATGAGGTAAAACTGGAGAAAGATGGATTTACCCGTGGTAAATGGATAACTTATGAGGAAGTTATAAATGACACACGACCTATACATTACGAAACAGTCCTTGGAACTCGAGTGGCAACACGAGCGCCTGAAATCAGGGAAACATAATATTCGGATGATTGAGATCAATAGACAAATCCAGGATGTTATAAAAGAGATCATAGCCAAAGAATTTGAGGATGATACTCTTCAAACTAAAGTAAACAGCGCCAAGGCTGAAGTTTCGATAGCCACTTAAGCGCTATCAAAAATCAATTTTTTACTACAAGATATCTTGCGCTTTTTTTAAAAAAGAGCTATAAAAAAATACTATACAAATTAATTAGAATGTAGACGCGGTATAGTCGACGGCCTAGAGACTAGATCTATATAAACTAGGAGGATTATAATTATGGCAAAAACTACATTTGCAGGACCAGTCTATTCGAAGAATGGATTTATAAATACAGGTCCTGGTATGACGATAAGTTTAACTGCTGACACTGACTTAACAGTTGCTGCACATGCAGGTAGACTTTTACTTACAAACGACGCGGATGGTAAATTTACTTTACCAACAATCAACGTTAGTTCAAACAGCTCTGTGGCAGGTGATACAGACTACGATAATCTTAATAACATTGGTGCAACTTTTAACTTCTATGTTGAAACAGCAGCAACTGATATGGATATCTTAACTGATGGCACGGATAAATTTAAAGGTGCAATTCTTACTGCTATAGATGATGGCGCGAAAAAAGCTTTCTATCCAGCAGCAGCTAACGATGTAATCACTATGAACGGTGGGACTAAAGGTGGTCTCGTAGGTAGTATTGTTAGTATTACAGCGATAGATGATGATGCGTATTTAGTGCATAGTTCTTTATTAAAAGGAACAGCTACTATAATCACACCATTTGCGGACAGTTAATAAATAAAATAATGTGAGCTCCTTCGGGAGCTCACGACTAAGGAGAAAATTATGAGCACATATCCAGTAGATATAAAATCAACGAATGTTACGAGTGCCACTACAACAACGATCTTTGATGGCCCTGGAAGAATTTTAGCTGTTTCGTTTGCACAACCTGCAAACGTAGCTGTCGGCACAATTACTTTATTAGATGATACAACAGCCGTAGCGGTTATCGATACTCCTGCAACAAGTGATTCAACTAACCAAGCAGGCATATTTGGATATCTTCAGTTCCCTGGAACTGGATTATATTGTAAAACTAAGATTAAAGTAACCAATGTTGTCACAACACATCTAACGGTTTATTACGGTTAGGAGGTAAACATTGCCTAACACGACCTCAGACAGTTACACATTTGGGAAAACTTTTACCATTGCCGATATTATTGAAGAAGCTTTTGAACGAGTAGGTTTTCCTAATGTTTCAGGCTATCAATTAAAAGCAGCAAGACGATCTCTCAACATTCTTTTTCAAGAATGGGGCAATCGAGGATTGCATTATTGGGAAGTAGGAACTTTAAATCTTACTTTGACCCAAGGAGAAAAAGAATTTAATTTTTATAGATACCCTTCCGACATGCCCGCGACTGGGGCTACAGCTTTACAAAAATCTAACGGACTTACGACAACTTTGGATGGAGCTATTGCTACTACCAGCGTTACGAGTGGAATCACTATGGATTCTATTACAGGAATGAATAATCAAGGTACGGTTAGAATTGGTACTGAAGATATAACCTATGTTGGATTTAGTAGTTTAGAATTAACTGGAGTAACACGTGGAGCTCATAGCACAACAGCAGCGACCCATTCTGATGGCGCAACGGTTACCAATTATGTTCCAGGTTTCTCGGATATAGAACAATGTTCATTACGAACGAATATGGCAGGGAATACTCAATCTGATGCGGCTCTGGGTAAAGTCGATCGTTCTACATATTCAGGCTATGCAAATAAAGAATCAGAAGGTACCCCTAGTAATTATTGGGTTCAAAGATTTATAGATCGTGTGACGATGACTATCTATCCAACTCCTGATTCTAGTAATGCAGCTAAAAATTTACATATCTTTTTTGTTAAAAGAATTCAGGATGCAGGAACTTATTCCAATGCTACCGATGTTCCTTATCGTTTTATTCCACCTATGGTGGCAGGCTTAGCTTATTATTTATCACAAAAATTTAGAATGGAAAAAACACAACCCTTTAAATTATTATACGAAGATGAATTGGCGCGAGCTTTACAGGAGGATGGATCAGCGTCTAGTACTTACATAACACCAAAAGCTTACTATCCAAATATCTAATGCCAAAATATGCATCAGGAAAACACGCACTAGCCATATCAGACCGTTCAGGGCTACGATTTCCCTGGAGAGAAATGGTAACGGAATGGACAGGAGCTTTTGTTCATATGTCTGAATACGAACCTAAACAACCTCAACTCAGACCTAAAACTTTAAGTGCGTCTGCTATATCTCTTAGTAAGGTAAGACCTGCTCGGACAGCTTTTCCTACTACAACTATTTTACCTAATAATCCTTTTACGACGACGGTGAGTACCACGGTTACAGTGACTCAACCTAGTCATAATTTTTCAAGTGGAGATGCTGTAAGATTTAGGCAGATTAAACAAGAAAAAATTGGTGGAGTCACTAAAGCTATTTTAGAATTAGAAACCACTTTAAATGGAGACATTACTGCAGCAGTCACATCTTTAGCTTTAACGGATGCTTCGGCGTTTCCAAGTTCAGGATATATCTATGTTCAAACTAAACCTACCGCAGCTCAAACGAGAGCAGGAAAAAATACTTTTACTCAAAGTGAAGTTATTAAGTACACGGGTAAGTCTACTAATACTTTAACAGGTTTAACTCGAGGATCGTCTGCACCTACTTATGGATTAACTCCACAAGCCAGTACGGCAACGGCTCATAGTGATTTAGATAAAGTATTTGGATCTTATAGTATTACACCTATTAACATTACGGTTAATTATCCAGGGCAGCCATCAACCAAGACCGTTAGCAATCAATATACTTTTGTATTGGCTTCGGCAGCGTCAAGTGCTACAACAGCAGGAGGATTTCCTTCTTTTGCAGGACCCGTAGGAGATAGACCATAATGGCATATACATTCGCAAATTTAAAAACAGATTTAAGAAGCTATACCGAAGTAGATGATACCGTTTTAACGGATGCTCTTTGTAGTACTATTACTAAAAACGCAGAAAACAGAATTTATAGAGAGGCGGATAATGATGATAACCGATTTTATGCCACTTCTACTCTAACCATTGGAAATCGATACGTGACAATTCCAAGCGACTTAAGAATTATTCGTTATGTTCAACTTGCTAATACCAATGTAAGTCCCACGGCTAATGTTTATTTAGAGAAAAAAGATACTTCTTATATGACCGAATACTATAATACGCCTTCAACAGCATCAGGATTACCCAAATATTATGGAAACTGGGATGCTGTCTATTGGGTGGTATCTCCTACTCCTGATGCAGCTTATGAGATTACCTTGGCTTATATTAAACAGCCATCGAGCATTACAGTATCAGATTCTACAACAACTTATCTGAGCAACAAATATCAGGATTTACTTTTGTATGGTTCTTTGCTAGAAGCATATGGATACTTGAAAGGTCCGCAAAATTTGATACAATATTATCAGCAGTCGTATCAGCAGGCCTTACAATCGTACGCGATCGAACAACAAGGTCGAAGACGCAGGGACGAATACATGGATGGAGTTATTCGGACACCTCTTAAATCACCACCACCAACACAAGATTAAGGAATAAAATATGGCAAATATTATACCAGACGCATTTAAATCGGAACTATTATCAGGCACCCATAACTTTGCAAATGGAGGAAATACCTTTAAAATTGCTTTGTATGTAACAACTTTAGGTCCTCCCTATTCAACATCATCAACCGCTTATAGTACGACCAATGAAGTAAGTTCTTCAGGCACAGGTTATACGACAGGAGGACAAACATTAGATTCTCAAGCCGTGAGTGTTCCAGGAAGCAATACGGCTATTGTGGATTTTGCAAATGAAGTTTTTTCGAGTGTAACGTTAACTTCATTAGGCGCAGCTATTTACAATTCTACTAACAGTAGTAAACTTTGTTTA